CCTGGTTTTGTTGTTTGTCTACTTTGGGGACGGGCCTTTCCGCCTCGTCCTCTTCTATTTCTATTAGCGCTACTCATAGGGTTTTTGTTTGGCGGGCTCCACTTTACACATGCTCCTCGCAAAAACGCTTGAGGGCGCAGAAAAATGGGTCGTTTTCCCGTAAACAACCTATAGTAAGAAGAGTCGTCCTTTATTTGACTTTTCGCTGAAATCCAACGTAGGTCCTCAAAAAGAACGTCATCATACTTTAGAAGCAACCACTTGATTAGTTTTCGCACGAAACGGCGGAAAACTAAATCCGTCCACCCTACACTTAAAAGTGCCGCTGCTCGTTCCAGCGTAATGGCGGGCGAAATCCCTTCCTTTGGGGCATACAGCAGTGTAGTCATCAGCTTGACTCTGCTGTAAATCGGAACTGCAACGCCGTCAATGAAGACGGTGTGCGCTGATAGAAAATCCAAACTGTCAGGTTTGCGAGGTTCGAGGGAGTCTGTTGTTGTTGTGACTCCCAGGGACTTCCATTCTTCAATTACGCTCCTAGCGTTGAAGAACACGTGAGCCTCGTCAGAAACAGTCCAGGTGTTGTCATCTCCTACTAAAGCTTTGGCTGTGTGTCGCTCAAAATCTTCATAGGAGTTAAATTCCTCAGGTGCATTCTGAATCCACGCGTATGCTAAGAGCGTGTACAAAATCAGAGTGTTGTCGGAAATGGTGTTGACAGAACCTGATGGATTTCCTCCTTGTTTAGAGACAATAACCCCGTCTGGTCCAACAATCAGGGACCAAATGAGGTTACGATAATACGTTTTGATCCGCGCTAAGTTGTCTGCGGTCCTGTGCTCTAACGCTAGCATTTTCCAACGAAATAAGGCGCATCCCCACATAAGAAACGTCCTCAACGATGAGTCATAAGCTGACTCATCCAAGGCATATCCATTCCCAAACATTTTAAGTTTGGTGTAGAGCTTGTGCCAATTTCCGTAATACGGGGACATCCCAACCACTGAGCTAGTTTTAAGATGGCTCGCGTACAATTTCTCGTTCATGTCCACGAAAAGTCGTGTACCATGAAGTGTCAAATCGACGCCTCCCGCTGTGAAAGTGCGAATGCTGTTCGCTAAAAGTTTTTCCTCAGTGCGGAGTTCTTCTTTTAGCGAGTTAGTAAACAGCGCTGTCCACTTTGGATCTTGCGCCAGGGTTTCCCAATCCTTCTGCAAAAACGCATCGATATTTGGGTCCTGCTCAAACATTTCAGCCTTTGTCTTGTACAACTGGCTAAATGGCGCACCACAGGAGGTAGACATATCCATCTTCATTTTGGCTTCCTCGTAAGTCAAGACTTGAGAGTCAATCATGTAAAGGCCAAAATGGCGCGTAGTAAATTCCCACGCTCGGTTCATGTTACAAACCTGCGAATCCGACAACGGAAGTAGGTCTTTGGCATATTTCGCCATTGACTTATAAGCTGCTTCAGCATTTGGAACTGGCAACCCCCACTCAGGGGGAATTTTAATTCCGTGTTCATCAATGAAGCACTTTAGTTGAGGATCCATTATGCGCTTGTTT